CTGGTGCCGGCTGAGGGACTCGAACCCCCGACCCTCTGATTACAAATCAGATGCAATAGAGATCTTTTTCGTTACAATTCAATCGACTAAGGGTGCCCACCCTGACGAACCGCGTTCAATCTTGCAAATAAAAAGGTCTTTTCGGTCAACATTCCGGCGAACCGGAACATCGAACCGACAAACCGGCCACCCTCTACACGGGAGAGTGTGATGGGTGAGATAGAGCACATCCAAAAAGAACTTAGCCGTCAGTTGAAGTTGAACCGTGCCGCAGGGCACCTTGAGGATTCAGTGACGAGAGCCATCAAGGCCATTAGCTTCCTGCATCAGGGCTGCGTGCACTATTCCTCAGCCAAGGATTCTGCCGACTATTGCCTTGAGGTGGCGGAGGAGTGGATCGCCCAGATGCAGATTGAGATCACTCGGGCGGGTGAGGCGATCCAGAAATACAAGGACGCCGCCAATGACTGACCGCAAAGCCCTGACCCGCCGCGAGTTCGGCTTGCTGATCATCCAGCAGGATGGGGAGTGCGGCTGCGGCTGCGGCAAGACGCTGGACTTCACCAAGCCGCGCCTTGTCGTGGATGAGCACCTGGTTCCACTGTTCAGTGGCGGCTCAAATGAGTTGGGCAACCGCGCGCTCTGGGATGCAGACTGCTCCAAGGCAAAAACGTCGGGGGAGTCGGGCGGTCGGGCCAAGGTGCGTCGCTTTGAACAGAATAAGACGCAGGCCGAGAAACGCAAGCGGAACGGATCTAAACTCCAGTCCCGCTCTAACTGGCCCAAGGGCCGTAAGATTCAATCAAGAGGATGGAAGTGAAATGACAAAATCCCTGAGAGAGCGGCTTATGGCCGAAGCCGTCGATGCCCCATATGATGGAGATGTCGCGGCTGTGCTCACGCCCGGCGAGGCTATCCACATATTTGCTGACTGGCTGGAGAGCCCGGAAACGCTTGGTGTCCTGTCGCAAGCGATTGATAGAGGCATCGGGCCGATGGCCATTCAAGACGCCCTCTCCCGCACTATACGTGGAGAGTGAGCTGCTGGTGGAGCGCGCCGGAATTGCACCGAACTTTCTGGTAAGACGGGATGGATACCGTCGCATGGGGCAATTAACCCCCGGCCAAAGCACCTGCTCAGACGCCCCGAACCGCAGCCCGCACACCCTACCAAACCCGCCCGTAAAATCAAGGAATTATCTCGCGTAAGTGTACGGAATATGATAGGATAGAGAGAGGAGAGAATGATGGATTCGATAGAGCAAAAGCGCCAAAAGATCATAGCGAAAGCGCAGCTTGTGCCGGAGGAAGATCGGTACTGTTCAGGCTGCTATCTGGAGGCAGTCAGGGCAGGCGTGGAGAAAGAGCGCGCAAAGAAGATCGCGGAAGCATCCCACGCATCATTGCTCAAGGGCGATTGGCTCACATGGACCTGCCCCTGCTGTGAGACGCTGGCGCTTTGTACTGCAGGCACCATTGTTCACGTGGACGACATTCCGCTCCCCACCAAGGAGCCCACACAATGAATAGACTGGAAGAGAGAGTGGCGGATCAGTTGAATGAGAAGGCGCTGGATGCTGCGGCAGATGTCGCATACACGCATCACGAGATTTGGGCGCGCACGAGCGGCAGCCCGACAGACCTAGCCATTCGGTCAATCATCTCCGCCTACCTAGCCGCCCTTGAGTCCCAAGGTCTTAAGATCGTGCCGGTGGAGACGCTGCGGAAGTGGTACATCGAACTGGATAGGGAAGCGCACGATCTGTCCGATGAGGTCGCCGCAATGCTCAATGCTGTGGAGGAGTGAATGACACTCTCAGACCTGCGCCAACACTATCAGTCTCAGACCTACCCGCTCAAGATCGGCTTCGGCGGGGATCGCGTCTGGACCAAGCTCAGCGACAAGGGGCATCAACCGCCTGACCTTGTGCAGATTACCCGCTATGACGATGACTCGCTTGAACTGGAAGTCCAAGGCATCTGGTCGGGCATGTCATCGACCCTCACGCAGCGCATCCCCTTGAATGCCCTTCTACCAGATACGAAAGACGTTTACGAGTATGCGCTGGGAATGTTTGCTGAAGCTGTCAGAGAAGGCTAACCGGCTCCGGCACTGACTGGCACCGTATTACCTGCTCTGCGGCGATCCGGTGGAAATACAACCGGTCATCCAGTGTGCAGGCATTGTGGTCGCAGTAATCAACCAGGCTCTGCATTTTCGCATCTGTGCAATATTCAACAGCAGCGGATTGGCGGATCAGGAAATAGCTTGCCTCGCGCGGGATCGTAACGAAGCACCACACCCAGAGGAAGCTATACACAAGGAAGGCGGGCCGCTCGCATATCTTATCGAACAGCGTCTCCTTTGGCCAGCGTGGCTTGTGGCGTTTTCGCTTTACCCGTTTGACCCGCTTTGCATAGCGGTAAGAGGGCTGTTCATAGGTGATGAGGGTTGTCACGATTCCTCGATTTTGGTAGTGTTATTGGGCGCCTGCTTGTGCGCAGAAAAGTAAAGCCCGTTGCCCCCGGCGGAGACAGGACACGATTTGAGGTGAATGGCGAAAAGTGCACGAAGTAGCCGCTAGCTGGACGAGTCACGGGGGAGGCCACTCGGCCCTCAGCCACACACCTCCGCCCATGCAGCCACGTCAGCGGCAGACCGGGTTCGCTGGATCAATGCACTCACAGAAGTAGTCCTCCCCTTGGGCCTCAAGCGCGTCAGCAGTGGCCTCTGGCAGGGCGTTCCAGATGTAATCTGGCAACGGGACAGGCTCGAACATTTCGCACCGCATCACCCTATTCTTCTCCAGAGCCTCCGTCAGGGTTTCCAGCATTACTGACGAGGATTGAGCGGAGGTGTTCTGGCAACTCGTCAACGCGCTCGCCATCACTAGGGGGGCGATTACGAATGCGCTCTGCGCGCTTTTCAGATGCTTCAATGCGGTCATCATTGTTCTCCTGTATTTGTTTGAGTGCTTTCTCTGCGGCCTTGCGGGTGGCCTTCTCGGCGCGTTCGTTCGCCCGGCGTGCCCCGCGCGCTTCGTCGGCCTCTTCCTTCCAACGCATGATGAGATATCCCACCCCGCACAACAGGATGATCTGAGCCACCTTGTTGTTCGAGACGAAGTTGAAGAGGGAAAAGAATGCGCCCTGAATCATCCGAGCAGCGTGTCCGCATCGTCGCGGCCTTTCTGCTCCTGCCATTTGCCATAGAAATAATAGCCGACAGATCCGAGGGTGGTGATGCCCAGAACAATGCCAATCGTGTTCATCGAGTAGTTGCTGGCAAACTTCACGGCAGGCTCAATAACGCCCACCTGTTCCGCAATCAGTCCACCAACGCTGATCGTGGCAGCGGCTTCAGCAACCTTTTTCTTGGCAAAGCCTTTGCCGCGCTGGGAATCCTCGATCTTCTTGACCTTCACTTCGGCCTTGGCTTCATCATCCAGATACTCGATATGCTCCACAGGGATCGGACTTTTCGCGCCCTTGACCTGCACCTTCGCGGCCTTGGCTGCCACTTCCGGCGCAGCTTCACGCACGACAACCGCGCCAATCTCGCGGGCTTCGTCTTCGAGGTCTTCCAGTTGGGCCATGTTGAGGTCTGCCGTGGTGGGCTCTGGTTTGGGCTGATCGCCTTCCCAGCCCATTTGATCTAGTACCTTGATGACGTCGCTTTCCCAGCCGACATTCGCGCCCACGCGCCATTCCAGCTTGAAGAACATCAGCACTTCCATGATGCGCCGCCGCCAGAGGCCGAGCAGCGGAATCCCGTCATCGTAGAACGTGCCGGTCACCCATTCGAGCGCAACATTGCTCCAGGGTTCGCCTGCATTGATCCGACGCCAGAGACGCCAGCCAGACACTTCCCCTGCCCCGAAATTGAAGATAACCGAGCCAATCGCGTCATAGGCTTCAGGCCAGAGCGGGACGTGGATCAGGTTTTCAATGACGGGCTCGACTTCCTCACGCACATAGCGGTGCAGGCGGTCGAGGTCTTCCTGCGGGGTGATCTCATCCCCGATTTGCAGGGGCGTGCCGTCAGGGCGGGTTGTGAGGCCCGATCCGTAGGTCAGGCGCCCCTCTACCGGATCGCCGGGCTCAAGCACCCTGTCCGGGTGGCGGTCATCATAGGCGAGCGGGCGGAACTTGCCGCCTGTCTCAACCAATTGCAGGAAGCTGATCAGTGCCGGTGTCGTCTTCATTGTCGTCCCCTTTCGATTTGTCGTGGCCATTGGTCATCTGCTCTTCCGGGGCGTACTCCCCTTCGCGCATGATGAAGTCGATATGATCGTGAGTGAGCTTCACTTCCGGTGCGCTCTTGGTGGCTGGCACAAGGACCAGTCCGCGCTTCAGGTGCAGGAGAAGCCGTCCGCGGAGTTCTTCGACTGACATGCCGTTGAAATAGCTGTCAGCGAGGCCCTTGGCGGTTGGGCGCTTCATCTTGTTGTTAAGCGCTTTCATGATCCGCTGTTGCCAGTATCCCGTGTCCTCGACTTGCGGGGGCGTGGTGTGGTTGGGGTCTTTGCGCTCGGCTTTCTGCCTGCGGGTTTCCCATCCCTTGCGGGCCGCGTCTGACTGGCGGGCCAATTCCGCATCGCGTAGATGCATCGAGTAAATGCGCTCAGGCAGGAAAATCACGAGGCTTTCAGCCAGCAGCACCCAGAAGATGATGAACACGATCGCCGCGATATAGATCTGGTTATTGGTCGGCTCCCATGTCTGGTTGGCAAGCTGGGCAAGGCCGACAAAGAGCGGGTGCCACGGCTGGGCCAAGGCTTCCGTTTCAATCGTCTCTGTGCGCGCCTGAGAGCCGTTTACCACCAGCTGCATGATCTGGTTATCAATGGCGCGTTTGTCCGCTGCTGCCTGATCCTGAAGCTGTGTGCGGCGGTCCCGCATCTGGGCCGTCAATTCCTCATTCAGCTTGCCATCATTGTCGAGGTTGTAGATTTCGGCATTCAGGGGAACGAGCGCGGTTTCAAGGTCGCTGTCGATCTGGCCCTTGCGTTCTTCGAGGAAGGCCCGCTGATCCGCGATGGACTGCTCTGCCACGCCTGACACGTCACGCTCTGCCATCGCCTGATCGCGGCGTTCTGACAGCGCCTCAAAGCCAAACCCGAACGCATGAAGGCACACAATGACCGAAGCGAACGCGCCAAGCAGGCCGAACGTCCAGCCGCCCTTGATGCCCTTGTGGGCGCATCGGGCAGAGGCCATCAGGAAGGATGCCGCAAAGAGCCGGTAGGCCCAGCCCATCGCCTGGAAGGACAGAGGCTCGACCGAATCCGGCGCAAGCGAGCGGCTGAAGATGCCGTCAATGTAAAGCAGGACGGTAAAGGCGATCAGGACAACCGCCCACAGGATCAGGTAAAGCCAAGCCGTGGCAAACCATGATGCGAACTTCTGCGTCATCCATGTGACGCCATCCTTGACCCCATACGCATACCATTCGGGATCGCGCCAGCCGAGCGGGCGGTATTCAGTTTGATCTGTCAATGTCAGCCCCTATCTGCCAAGCTTGTTAAACTGCTCGGACTTTTCCTTTACTTGCGGGAGTTGATACCCAGCACATTGCGCAACCGTGGTGGCCAGCAAGCCTGCAAATGCGAGGATGATGGACGCCTGCTTGACCCGTTTTACCCATCTGTCACGGGCAGCGTCGTTGCGTTTTTCGATGGCGTCATCGACCGTTTTGGCCAAGCGCTTATCCACCATGTCGGGGATCTGCTCCTTGAACTCGCGGATCATCTCCCCGACTTCATGGCGGTACTCATTCAGGGAATCCTTGAAAGGCTGCAAAGCCCCCTGCACGTCTGACAGGATGGCTTGCCGGACATAGCCGATCTGCTCTTTCACATCGTCGTGGGCTTCGGCTTTCACGGCCTTCTCCATGCGCGCCATATCCGCTTGCGTCGGCATGTCTGACATGCGGGTTTCCATGTCCCCGACCGTCTTGTTGACGCCCTTGAAAACCTCATGCATCTGCTCAAGAAGTTCTTCCAGATTACTGGCTGGCGATAGCGGCATTCAGTACAGTCCCCTTGCCCATGCCTGCAAGGTACAGGCTTCCCCCGGATGTGAAGGCCCACTTCACACCCTCGAACTTGCCATGCTTGCCCGTCAGGGGGCTCACAAAGGCTTCTTCCACGATGATCGCCTCATCAGCCCGGCGAACACGCTCGTCATTCTGGTAGAAAATTGCCGCGGTCTCTTGCGGCCATATGTCGAAATCCGTGCGCCCGATATAATCCAGGAACTTCGGCCCGAGCAGCTCATCCACATAGCGCTCTGACAGGTGCACCATCGAATACGTGCGATCGGTCGACTCCCAACGCTTGATCCAGGCATAGCCGGGATAAGAGCGGATCAGGTCAGGCGTGATGTCACCCTGTCGGGCGTGCATCAACAGCTTGGCCCGGTCCATCAGGGCGTCCATCTTTTCCTGTGCCTCGTCGGAGCGTGGGGACATTACAGGATTTCGACCGCGCCGATGCGGCCCATGTAGAGCGCCGCCTGAAGCCTTCGCTGATATTCACGCTCGGTAGGCGACAGAGGGGGCAGGCGGCTGTCCACAAGCCGGTTGAGCAGTTGGTTGTAATCAGACTGCCAGCGACGCTGGGCGTCGGCGTGTGGCTCATTCTCGCGGATCAGGTCTTTGAGCAGGTTGGTGTCGAACATGTCGTCCGGGCTTGGCTCGGCCGGCCGCTCTTTCAGCTTGTCCTTGGCCTGGTCCATCCGTTCCAGTGCCGCATAGATGTCATCGACGGTTCCGGGGGATCGGTCTTCTATTTCCCGATCAACGGCCCGCATGTAATTGCGCACCACTTTCGACATTTGCCGAAAGGCGTGTTCCATGGCCTCAAACCCGATAGCCTGTGAGCCTGTCAGGGATTCAGCAGAGGCCTTCAGGAGGTCTGCGGTTTCGGCGCATTGAAGCTCCGTTTCCGCAAGCTTGGTGCGGGTGGTCAGGACGTGTTCGGGTATGCTCATCTGAAACGCTCCGTTTTGCAGACGCGGGGATGGGTTGCGCGGGCGAGGCACAATTCCAGCCATTGCCGCCCATGTTCGCTGATGCCGGTGCCGAGTTCATTCCATGCCGCTATGTGGCTGGCTTCGTGCTGGATGATCTCGCCCGCTTTTGTCGGGTCCATGTTGCGAATGCTCTTGTCCAGAAAGAGTGCATCGGGGCCGCTTTCATACCTGACCGCCCTTGCATGACGCCGTCCGCCGAGCATGTCGTGATTGCGGTCAACCATGCGGATCTCCGGATAGTTCGATTGCAGGCCCATCTGGTTCAGGGCGCCAAGGGCCGTCTGGGAAAATGTGGGCTTTTTCGGCGTCTCTTCTGAAGCCGGAATCAGGGGATTGCCCCCCATCAGGAAGGCAGACAAGGCCGACATGAGCAGCACCTTTCAGTGTGTTAGATGCCCGTAAGCGTGACGGAGAATGTGTCGAGCGTGGTGGAACTGTCGGTGTCGTTGACGACTGTGACTGTCCCTGTCCCGCCTCCACCGGAACTGGCTGTGAAGGATACCGTGTCCCCGCTCGATACGGTGATCGGGGAAATCTCGTTGGCCCCGCCATTGACAGAGGCCACCACTGTAACCGTCCCCGTTCCGGAATATGAGAATGATATGGAGATGGAAGTATCTATCGAGGTAATCGTCTGGTTGGCATTGCTGCCGGATGCGCCATCGGAAATGTCCGCCCAATTGACAGCGGCGGGCGTAATATCCGACGAAGACGCGCTGGAGAGCGCCGCAAAAGCAGCCATCAGGATCGTCATGACACACCCCCGCCCGCGACAACTGCTTGCGAACTGGCGATGAAGAAAATGACCGCCACACCATAGGCCGCCAAGGTCCGGCTGCCTGTCGTGGCCGTGCCATCAAGGCGCAACAGGATGCCGGAACCTTGCGTGATCGTGCGGGACGATGACCCCGCATACAGGACGATCATGGTGCCGCCTGAGAACACAGACCCGTTAAGCGTGATATCGCCGGTCATCTGAATGGACTTGTTGGCGCTGGCTGAGGTCAGGGTTCCGGTTGTTTCGCCAGAGGCCGTAACTGCCCCCGTGACCGTGCCGCCGAATATCCACTCCGTCTCTGACTGGTCCCATTGCAGGCGCTGGACCCCTGCCGCACGCACCAGAATGTCATTGGTCGAGAAGTCGTAAATGATCCGCCCGGCGTCCACGTCTGCGCTGGACCCAAAATAGATTGTGCCGAAAGCATTGCCGATAATGCTGATACCGCTCCCTGCCCCAGAGGACTCGTTGCGGACAACAAGATCATCTGCTGCCGCACTGGCAGCGGTCGCTCCATTGACAGAAATCGTGACAGCGCCCGAAAAGTCGCGCGTGCCGTCCGTCAGGATGTAATCTGTGCCTTGCAGGCCATCCAGCGTGTCCGCATCCAGACCGCTCCCTGCGCCATCATTGGCCGAGGTCCAGATGCTGCCGCCCGTTGCGCCGAGATAGCCCCATTGTGCATTGGTGATCGTCACGCTGTCGATGTTCTGCAATTGCTGGATTTCAGCAGCCGTCAGGGCGTTGGCATTATAGACCTGCAAAGTGGCTCCGACGTCCAGCTGGGTACCACTGAATTGCAGGCCCGTGCCTGCGGAGAAATATGCAATCTTGCTCGCGCTATCGTCCCAGAACAGGCCGCTATCTGCGCCGGGATCGGAAAGCGCCTGAATGTCCGACAGATTGCCATCAATGGCCGATGCGTCCGGGAAGCCTGCAATCTTGAACCCACCCGCAGAACTGTCCAGATCGTCGTCATAGATCACGTCATAGATGCTATCAGCATCAAGGTCTGCACTGCCCGCCTGTGTGCCATCCGGCATGTAGACCTTTTTCGCGCCAATCGTGTCCACATTCAGGGTAACGGCGCCTGTGCTGTCCGCATTGGGTTGCCATGCAAAGCGCATCCCGTTGACATAGGCAGACAGGCTTTCACCGGATGTGATCGTATAAGCGTTGGACGCTCCGCCCTGCGTCATGGCCGAGCCCGCCCAATTGCGCCAGAATGCAATGCGGGACATCAGGGCACGCGCGGAATCGTTGACCGTGCTGGGGGCCTGCCCCTCCTGGAAATTGATACTGGAGTCAGAGTTTCCGTTGGAGCTTGCCGTTGTGGACCAGTCAAAAACACTCATGTTCGTTATCTCCGATTGCCCATGAGGGCCTGTTCAAGGGGCGGACGGTTCGGCTTGAGGGATGGCGCCGGGGGAAGTCCCGCAAGGGCGCGGTCAATTTCCTGATCCAGTGCGTCCAGTTCTTCTGCAGCTGAGCGGCGAGCCTGACCTTTCGATCCGGTAACCCGCTGCACAAGCTCTTGCCTGCGTGCCATCACGCCTTGTGGAAGGCGCACGCCCTGCAACTGCGTTTCACGGGCCGAGTTTGCTTTCTGGAATTGCTGCTTGCGTTCACGCTCGCCCATCGCATCAGCCAGCATGGGGCCGCCATAGAAGATCGCTGCCAGTCCGCCCGGAATCCCCAGCAGGCCAAGGGCGCCCATATCTCCGTGTGCGGGGGTCTCCATCGACTTGCGGGGCACAGGGGCCGCTTGTGGGGCTTCCTGAGCCGCCAGCGCGTTGCTGGGGCGTCTTGGCTCCATGGGAGGCGGCTTCGGAATGCGTGGGGCGTTCTGCTCGCGCACAAGGTCTTCCAGTCCGCGACCGAGGCGATTGCCGTTCTTGGGGCCTTTGCCAAGGGGAATGTCTGGTTTAATGGGGGGAGGCTTGCCGCCACTGAAGCCCATTCCGGAGGTTGGCGGCTTCCATCCTTCAAGGTCAAAATTTCTTGAAACACCCTGTTGTGTCTGATCGCCCCGGCCTGGCAGTTCCTCAGACGCGCTTGGGACGGGCTTATTACCGCGCACCTCATCAAGAGCGTCTGTGAGCCTTTCCCGAAGCATTCCCTCGCCGCGATTGGTCATGGCGCTTTCACCGCGCAACAGTTCTTCAGGAGCCTCCAGGCCACGTGCCGCAAGCCGATCTCTGGCGACTTGGCGGAAGGCCCGCATGGGAACATCATCCGGCCCGCGCGTGCCATCCATGACATGCATTTGCGCTTGGTGGCGTCCGGTTGCGCCATCAGGGGCGAGGCCCTTGCTACGGAGCGCTTCGGCAATATCATCAATCGCCTGCAAGCTGGCGTCTTCGACTTCCTCAGCCGTGGCCGCGCGGGTGAAGCTGGTCTTTGGTTTTCCGTTTGTCGTGCCGAGTACGTTGACAATGCTTTCAACGTCAGCGGCTTGCTCCATACGCGCCGCATAGCCCGGAGGGATCGCCTTGAGGGCCGCGCCACCGCCACGGCTCAGACCGTAACCTGCTGCGCCTCCCGCCAATCCCGCCGCAAGCCTTTCCTTGAGCGAGACGCTTCCATCCCCATCCATATCAGGCGCAAAGGTTCCGCCTGTGACTGCGCCGGAGGCCGACATGATTGCATCCCCGCCATCAGGGCGAATGAAGCCCGCATTGCCCCGCGCCTTCACCGGGGCCAGGGCATTGACGCCTTGCTGTGCGGGAGATTGGGAGACAGAGCCGCCACCTGAGCCGCCAAGCGCATTTGCCGGGCCGGCCGTTGGATCGCCAGACATCGGCGCACGAGGGGCCGAGCCTACATCGCGGGTCAGAAGCTCTGTCAGCGCGTCAATCTTGCCCTGCCTGCCATTGGCGAGCATGTCCCCGCCTTTGCGCAACATGGCGCGACCCGTCATGACCGGGCTGAATACGCCCGTGGCTCCGGAGATGGCAGCATCCCCGCCCATGTTCTGCATTGTGTTTCCAAGCGCGCGCACGAGCGGATTGGCGACCGATTTTTCCGCAAACTGCGCCGCCTCCTGCTTGTTCATCGTATTGGAGCCTGTGCGCGGGTCGATCTGTTGCGTGCGCTGTACACGCTCGGCAGTCTTGCGCACATCATTCGCAAAGGCTGTGCCTTCAGGGCCAAGGCGTTCAAGGGCATTCAGGACAGGCTCGCGGCCAATAATGGCCATACGAGGCAACCCGCCCTCTGTCCTGCGCATGGCGGGCCTCAGAACGGCGTCACGGATGGACAGGAAGGCGGCCTCACGCTCGGTTGGCGTCATGCCCTCCATTTCCTTCAGGAGCTTGCCCAGCTTCATCTGGTCATCCGCTACGGTAATGAACCTGTCCCCGAAGTTCAGAGCGGAAGCGTTTGAAAACTCATCCCCGAACTCCATCCGCGCCTTTTTGTATCCCGGCGCGACACCATCGGCTTCCAGCCTGCGCAGAAGCTGTTCGCGCATGTCGCGGTAAGCGTTTGCCAGAACTGTATCGCCCGCATCTGATGCCTGACGGGCCTTCAAGTTGGCGGTGTGCTGCATCCAATGAGCGGCGCGGCGTGGATCGACCTGGATCATCTGGTCGATGTCCATCATCTTGCCCGCCGCGATTTGCCGAAGCGGCTTGGCCAGTTCAGAACCAGCGAAGAATTGAACCGCTTCCTTCAGGCTTTCAACGCCGGGCCGATTGGTCGGCTGGTTGCGGAATACGGTCTCGTATCCCTCCTGCCCGATCCGCTCCATTTCTTGCTCGGCGGCTTCGAGTGTGTCATACCGATTTGCAGATCCAAACCTCGAATTAGCGGAGTCTTCAAGGAATTGCGAAAGGCGTGGCGCATCCTCTGCGACAGTTTCTCCGACAATCCGCCCGGACTCGCCACCCTTGCGGTTGCCAGCCCCTTGGAGAAAGTCGTCTATTGGCTTGCGAGCCCGTTCGCCAAGCTGTTCCGCAAACACGTCCTTGAGCCGAGACGCCAGAGCCGCGCCCTCCATGCCGCCCTCAATCGACTGTTCGAACGCGGTCAGGGCCGCCGTTATGTCGTCCTTCCCGAAACCGCCCTCATTGCTGAGGAGTCGGACGAGTTGCCGCTCTGCCGCAGGATCAATGGCCCCGACGAGCGTAGCCGGAAGCGTCTGACCTGAACTTGGCGTTAGAGCTTGATCGACGCGCGCCGCAACTGCATCCGGCGTAAACGATTGCCCACCTGACTTGACGTACTTGCCAGCGCGGAAAATGGCCGACGCTCCAGCTGGAGCAATCGCAGCAATCGGATTGAATGCGTCATCCTTGGCGACTTCCAGACCGCGCCCAATGTCGCCCATGCCTTGGCTTTCGCCCGTGTCTTGGCGGTTCTGGTTGCGCCCTTCGGCAAGCGTGTTGAACCCGAAGTTTTCCGCCAGACCGAGGAACCCAAGCCCAGCGCCCCGGCCCAAATACCGCGCTGCCTTGTCACCGATACTCTTGCTGGTCACACCCAATGCCGGAGAGAGTTTCGACCCCAGCATGGTTAGTCCCTTTTCCCCAGCTTTCCAGCCGATAGCGCCGGGACCTGCGGCAAGGCTGAGGCCCTGCCCCATACGGTACGAGACAGGCCGATCCTGAAGCGCTGCGGACATGTCTGCATCAACGTCCGCGCCAAGGGCCGCAGCAGGTGCCGTAGCAGCAGGGCCACCCATATCGACCGTTCCAAGCATTACTGCCTCACCAATCCCCGTCTTCCCGCGCTGGGGCTGCGTGACGGCATTCGGCGCATTGGCCTCCATCCAGTCCCGGCGTGCGTCCATTGGCATTTGCTGGACCGTGAACGGCATTTGCGCCGTCTGGTTCATCGGGCCGATTTCAGGACCGGGAGCTGACATGGCTTGCGCCTTCCGCTTTCGCGCCTTGGCGAGGGCGATGGCTTTTTGCTGCTCAAGAGTATAAGGTTGCGGCATCAAAACATCCGTTCGGGGGAATCAATGAAAAAGAAGGTACTCAGCTACGCACGGGCGTTCGCGCTCGCTTTTGGCGCAATCGCGATCGGGATTTTCCTGAAGCACGGCCTGTAGCTACTGATCGAACAGCGCGCGCTCTTCTGCGCTCATATGCTCAAGAAGATCGCCCAGTTCATCTTGGCGACTTACTTCCTGCGGAGTCATGTTTTCACGCCCACCAATAGCCTCGCCCAGAACTGCGTACCGGTCCGCCTTGGCCTTCATTTTCTTGACGATAGGGTCATCCGAAACGCGCTTGGTGATGTACTGATAGGTGGAGAGGTCAATCACTCCGTTTTCATATGCCTCTTGCAGGGCGTTCCCCGCGCCGAAAGATGTGTCCAGAACGTGCAATTTGGTCAGCGCCGCCTCGTAATTGTCTGACTTGATGGCGGACAACCAGGCTTTCATTTCTGCATCGGAGTCCATTGCTTTTGCCGACACTTCGGAAGCGGAAATCATCTGCATCAATGCGTTCATGCTGATGCCTTCGATGTTCTGCCGCGCTTCGGAGTTCTCAAGGTTTCCTACTTCCCCGCCAATCGCATCTTGCGCCTTGCCAAGTCCGGTTCTGCTATACAGGGCGGCAATGTTTTCACCGGCGCTATTACCGCGCGCCGTGATCGCATTATTCTCTGCAAGCGTTGCATAGTTTCCAATGAGTGTTCCAACAGTACCTTTGACGTTATCCGCCTTCCTTGCTGCCACCGCCGCAGCATTTTCAGCCTCAGTGGCAACACCGCTCCCCGGAATGACTTCCTGCCGATAGCTGCCTGATTGCGGGTCCCACACCATTTGGTATCCTTGGGGGGGATTGCCGACGATTGGGCGCTCACCGGCCCCCACATTGCCTGTGTTTACTTGCACCATGGGAGAGCTTGGCGCAGACACACGCTTAACCGCGCCGGTGCGCTCGTTCTTCTGGAAGTAGCCTTGCTGTCCGGCAGGGGCTGGAACGTCTACCCACGCATCCCCCGGCTTTTCGTAGGGCGATGCACCATCAATGGGGACAAATTCGCCATCTGAGCGCGTGCGCCCAACGACCGGCTTGCCATCGATTAGCACTTCCTCCAAATCTGTCCCATAAGACAGCGCCGCAGGAGGCGCAAAAGCGCTCTGAGCCACCTGCCCCAATGCCAGATCAGGCGCAGCGGCTGCAATGGCGCGTTGTTCCGGGGTCATCTCAATACCGGCCAGCGCCATCTGCATTTGCTTTTTCTTGGCTTCCTCTTCCTGCTTCTTGCGGTTGCGCTCCATGCTGCCATACGCAAACTGGGCCGCGTTCCCGATGCCTTGCTGAAGGTCCCTGCCTGAAAGCATTCCGGCGCCCGCCAAGAGCATTTCACCCTTGGACAGGCCGCCATAGGAATCCTGGTTGAGCCAAGGCGTTTTCTCTGGCTGTTCATTCGATTGGGCCTGCCCGCCGCCAAGACCGGCCTGCGGGTTGAACACATTGCCAAACTGCCTGACGCCCTGCTGGGCTGTCTGGCCGGGCATCTTCATCGCGCCGAGAAGTTGGGTCCAGTCAATCATCCGAATATGCTCCCAAGTGCGCCAAGGCCGCCACCGATGGCCGCGCCCCATGGTCCGAAGGTCGAGCCTGCCATGGCTCCGCCGAGACCGCCCTGAATTGCCCCGCCCATAGCGCTCTGACCGGGCTGGGTTTGCGTGCTCGTGCCACCAAGGGCCGCCATTGGCTGAACAACAGAATTATACCGGTTCAGCTGATCCCAGCCGCCCGTCTGGCCGAAGTTCCAGCGGTTCATGGAGTCCTGCAACTCGTTCTGGGCCTGACCCTCACGATAGCCGCCGATCTCCATCAGGCCGCGATTATTGGCCTGTGCATAAGTGTTCAGGTTCGGCATCAACGACGAAGCCTGCAATTGGCGGTTCAGGTTGCTTTCGCCATAGCCGCCAAGCTGTCCCAATGCGCCAAGCTGTCGGGAGAGGTCATTCTGCTGCATACTGGCAAGCGTTGATCCTGCTCCGGCCTGCCGCCCGAACTGGCTTTCGCCAAGGCCCGCAAGCTGGCCAGCGCCGCTCATCTGGCGGTTGATGTCTCCCGCTTCACGTGCGCCAAGAGCCTCCGCCGAGGCAAAGCGACGATTGGCATCCGTCTCGTAAGCATTGCCGTACATGTTCGCGGCCAGATCCCCGATGGAATCCGACATCGTGCCTTGGTGGGCATTCGAGCCATACCGTCCCGCTTTTGCAAAGATCGCGTTGGCATTGTCCTTCACGCCCTCAGCAGCCTTGCCGAACACCTCGTCAAGATACGGGTTCACATTGGAACTGGCCATTTGCTGCAGGACATCTGTGCCGGCCGTATTCTTCTGGTTCGCGGCCTGCTGGATATTGCCTGCAAACGGGTTCGATCCTGCCGACTGGTTGATCAGTCCTGTGCCTGCCGTTGTTTGCTGGCCTGCTGCCTGCTCAAGCGCCGGAGCGTAAGCATTGGTGGATTGGCCTGTTGCCGCGCCCAGCATCGCATTGGCAGATTCCCCAAGCCCGATGGGAGCCTGCTGGAATTGCTGCCTGAGCCCCTGAAGGCCCGCCTCGGTATCCCCGTGGAACGGAACAACCGTGGAACCGGGATAGTATTCCTGACCCTGGTTATAGAGGCCCTGTGCCTGCCCGAAAATGTCCTTCAGGTAGGGTTGCGCCTGAGACCATGGCTCAGAACTCTGTGTGACTGTATCAGTGCCGCTGCTGCCGGAACTCATCATTCGCCTCCGTCAATGGGACTTCGTAAAGTGTGGCCGAGGGGATCGCGTCCTTGGAAAGAACCCGCTTCCAGCCTCTCCGGCCAATGAACTGCATCCGGTGGCACCCTTCGGCGCGCGCCCACTCCTTCAGCACATCAATGTATGGAATCCACTCACCATTCGGGCCGCGCCCGCCAATGATGATGACTTCCGCAACCTTCAGGCCCGTAGGGTATTTTGCAAGATGGGTGACGGTGACGACCTTCACATACTTGCCGAACTCCTTGGGGTTCTCTGTCGCCTGCTTGTCGAACACGACCCACATTTGCCATTTGGGCTGGGCGCCCGTGCACGCCTCGAACACGCTTTCCGGCGTGAACCGGCCGCCGCTATACTCACAGGCTTTCTCGATCAGTTCAGGCACGGCGCTCATGACCGGGCCAACCTGATCGGGCCGGACCTGCTCCAGAATGGACGTTTCCAGGACGTTTGAATCGGTCATGCGAAAGTCCCCCGCATTTGTTGAAGGAAGGGATTATTGCCCTTGAACAGGCTCTGCAGGCTGTTGCCGCTCTGGATGCCAAGCTGGGCCGGGTTCGAGAGCGGATTGGCCTGCACGCCGCCCATGGGCTGGATACTGGCATTGCCTGCGATGCCCGGCATGGCACCGGGAGATTGGGCCGGAGCGGTTGCGCCGATGGAGGGGGCTTTCATCATGCCACCGACAGGCTGGGGCGTCTGAGGCTGGGGCGGACCACCCGATTGCAGGCCCGGCGCACCGATGCGGAACTGGTCGCCTTCCCAGAAATTGCTGGGCGGGGCCATGTTCGGATTGATCTTCTGGCTGTTGGAGCCTGTCGGAAGGGAGGCGCCCCCGCCATACTGGCCACCGAAAAGCTGGCTTAAATCGAGGTTTCCATAGTTCATCGCTCTACCCTATCCATGCGTAACTGAAGATGCGGTCGGTCTGGGAGTTGCTGGCATGGGCCAGCGTGAAGGACCCATTGCTGGTGTCGGAGACGTAAGTTGTGGCGAGCGCTGCAGCGGCATTGGCCGTCCTTGCAGTCAGGATCACAGTGGAGTTTTCACTCACCTGCGTACTTGCAAGTGTTACCACAGTTTGAACCGTTGAGGCTGTCAATGTGCAGGTGCCGTAATTGTCGGTTCGCCCGTCAATGACGTTGTTGATGGCATTCGCAATCCGGCGCGGGTGCGCCTCATACGGGGAAACCTTGTTGGAATAGGAAGCGGTCAAGCTTCGCCTTCAAGCTGTGCTTCGATGTCAATGCCGGTCGCGTCATCCCATGTCGCGCCAGACGCCACAACGCAGCGGAACCGATGGAACCGGCCATTGCTTTCAGCCGAGGCTATGCCGGTTACTTCAATCGGCTCTGCGCTGTCATACACGATGGAGTCGCCCATACGCTCACGCGCCGATGTTGCAACCGTCACCTCTGTCGTATCCACAAAAGGCTCTACACCAGACACAAATGTGCGCTTGCTCGTGTGCACCTCGAAATCACCTGTCACGATCGTGGCTTCCAATGCATCACCGGAGAATGGCCCCAGCTGGTAGGTTGACCCGAATCCGTTGACCTGCAAATTCCCGCCTGTCAGCGACTGGTCATCCAGGGGCACGTCAAAATTGTCGATATTGGTGGTCAGCGCATCAAGGCCGTCCAGCGTGTAGCCGAGCGCATAGACCCGCGAAATCCCCTCATTGTCCTGCCGCGCATACGCCCAGCGCTTGGCCGTCCAGTTATACATCAGGATCGTGTCAGGCGTGCCGGTCACCGATTGCGTGGAGGGATAGGACCAATAGATCAGCTTGGCCTTGGTATCTGCCGCGGCGGTCATGCGGTACTTGTAGGACTCGTTGAAATCGTCGCGGAACCATTCATCCACCATGTCGGCGCCGATAGGGGTCAGCGTATCCTGCTGGAGCATGTAGAAACCGTCATTGGACAGGAAGGCCGCGCCCCCGGCAAATTGCGCAATTGAGCCGGGCTCTGCGCATCCGAGAGAATCCGTGATCGGGTCAATCTGCATGATGAGCGGCGGGCCGACATATTGCATCCGGCGAATCCGGGCCTGCTGGAAAATGTAGAGCACGTCCGAGCCTGCAAAGCCCTGCACGATACCGCCATCCGGCAATATCTGCGTATCTGACTGATCGGTTCCGGCCGTCCAGCTTTCCGCATCATTGATGCCGGACCATGCAATTTCAAACGCGCTGTTATCGGTATGGCCCAATACCACGAAATCGCGGAATGTGTGGATATGCCGGGCCTGTGGAGGCGAGCCGCCCAAGGCTGCAAAATTGGTATCAGAGGACATGGTGAACACTTGCGGCGCATCGTTCCAGTTGGTCGCAATGCACAGATCCCCGAACTGCACGAACCGCCAGAAAGACGTCAGGCCGGTTGTGTATGCCCCGCCAGACACCCGGCTGACATCCCCCCATGAGCCATCATCCTGCAGCTCGAACAGGTCTTGCTCAGTGCCGACAAAGACATGCGTTGCGCCCGATGCGTCGCGGAATGAGCCTGCGCCCCCATAAGGACGGCTGCCCAGCGCCTCAGTGCCACTTGTGAGCGCCTTGAACGGGCCATAGCTGGATTGCTTTGGCGTGACGTTCTGTGCGTCTCTCAAATGCCCATTGAGGATGATGGGCTGGTCAGGAAGCCATGGACCGAACGGCGTCATACAGGATTGTCCACTGTGGCAACCATGACCGCGCCGGAATGCTCGTGCTCGCGGGTCTGGCCATTCAGGGCCTCGACCGTGGCGGCAAACATGTTGTGATAATTGATGGCCCGGTCATGCTGGCGGATATGGTCATAGGCTTCGGCCAGGGCCCCATACAGATAGGCTTGCGGGCCGATGGTGAATATGGAGTTCGTGTCGCTGTCATCACTGAGCGCGTCCAGTTCCTTGTAATAATCAAGGCTGACTGTCTCGGTCGAGTAGGGCGCAAAGCGGAATGTGCCCGCCTCAATCGTGTAAAAGCGCGGCGTGCCACCCTGCCCTTCGGTTGTCAGGCTGTACCACTTCTCAGGCGGGATATAGCGCAGGGCCGTTGTTTCTGCATCGTCCACATAGAGCCGACGCGCCGCCAGATAGCCCGTTGGCGTGCTTGCTGCGCCGTCTGAAGGGGTCAAGGTCGCGCTTTCGAGCATGTCCTGCAATCGCAGGGCCGGAATCGTGCGCCGGGCCTCCATGGGGCCATGCCACTCGCCGCGCATCATCTTGAAATGCGCAATAGCGATGAAGTCCACAATCTGGCTGGTCAGGTTCGACCGGACAAGCCGGGTCGCCACCGCCGTTTTCAGTTCGCCGTAGTTCGTCAGAGCCATTCGCGCTGTATCCAATCATGGTCGAGTTCATGCGGCTTCTGCTTGCCGTGGAAATATACGATCCGGGCATCATCCAGCCCCTCATGCATGACGTGGCCCTTGTAGCTGACCACATGGCCCGGATAGAGATCATCGATCACGCGGCGCCGTCTCATGCCGCGTATCCAGTCCATATCGTTTTCGCCGTCCCATTCGTCCCACACCCATTGATGCGAGGCAGGCACAAGCGCGACACCATTGCAGACTGTTTTCACGTCGAACGGATCGCGCGGAACCGCCAGCCAGTGGTCTTCGAGACAATAGCGCGCCAGATGGTCGATATTGCCCGTGATGATCGTATCCAGCCCCATCAGGATCATCGGGCGACCCAGCTTGTACGGCTCGATACAATCGCCATAGCTGGGCTCTGGATTGCTCAGCAGGCATTGCGTGATCGGCTCGTCAAAGTCGCGGACCTTCTCAGTAAAGCAGATGAACTCGAACGGCACCGTGCAATGCCGCTTGCAGCCGCGGTAAAGCTTCTCGACCCAGCTCTCGTCATACATGGACGAAAAGTCGTATTCCTTGCCATTGGCGTCCCACAGCAGGGTTGCAATGACCAGATCAGGCATATGCATCAGCCTGTGCGAACCGCATCCGGGTCTTGCGGTCCTCATTGTCGATTTCGGTCAGTTCTTCGCCCCAGCCTTTCCAGAGCGTCCATGCAGGCACATTGCGCGTCACGACAGAGCCCGCCGCAATCATGGCGCCCTCCCCGATATGCACTCCATTCAGGATAACCGCATTGGCACCGATGGAGGCCTTGTCCTCGACAATGACGGCAGGTCGCCCCTCATACTTGCGCACATCAAAACCGCTTTCATGCGCGCGGGGCCAAGCGTCATTGCAGAACGTGACATTGGGCGCAATGAAGCAATCCCGGCCAACCTTGAACCCCGGCCCCATGGCGAGGTTATGCCCGATCTTGGTGCCGTCTCCGATTTCAGAACCATCAACACAGGCGCCAGATGCGATATTGCAATTCCGTCCGATCTTCGCGCCCCGGATTACGCTGGCAAACTGCCAGATATTCGTATTCTCTCCGATGGTGCAGTCATCATGCACTTCTGCTTTTGGGTGGATCATGGCATCAGCCCCCATTCCATGCGCAAGTCTCGCGCGCACTTTGCGATTGATGGCAACCAGGTTGCCTGCTCTTTCTTCCGATAAGTGGTTACGTCATCCCAGACCCATGCATCGCCTGCCGCTTCGGCAAATCTCCATGGTGGGTTATGGCTCACAAGGGCCTTCAAGGGGGTTCCGACCGCACCGGCCAGATCGCACACCGTCTGAGGCACGGACACGACAACATCCAGAGCCGCCACGAGCGCGCAGGTCACATCCAGATCAACGCCCTTTTGCGTTGCCCATGGGATCGTGTGCACGCCTTCCGGAACCGGCCCATCAGAGTATTCCAGCGAAATGACCACGGCATCAGGAATTGCGGTAATCGGCGTCAGCAGGTCCGGATCAATCGAGCGCTCTGCCCGGTCCCAACCTGCCTTGCCGCCCGTCCATGACAGGCCGATCTTCTTGCCCGGCCCCAATGCGTCCAGATAGTTCTTGAACATGTCGACCAGCGCCGGGTCAGGTTCCAGCCAAGGCGCGGCTTTCACGCTTGAATCTATCACTTCCCCGAATGCCGCCATCGCAATCAATGACGCGTCAGGCTTTTCCTCGACCGGCCATGCAAGCGCCTCGTCGCATCGCGTGCCATATACGGTCGCATCCGGGAAAGAGCGCTGGAACAGCTTCTCAAGCCGTTTGTCGCAATCAATGATGAACTCGCAGGAAGGGCTTTGCGCGATATGGGCAGCATAGGAGACCGAGGCCAGCACCTCATCCCCAACACCCTGCTCTCCATAGAGCACGACCGTTTGCCCGTTATCGGTTCCATCCCAACGCGGGGTTTCCTTGTCGATATGGTAGTTCCGGATCTTCCGCTGGGCATTGCCTTCAGAATATACATAGGCTTCAAATGCGGCGCGCCAGTCCGTCGTATGCAACAGGTCCAGCGCCAGATTGTACGGAATGTCGTGATCGTCCGGGCGCTCGCCCCGAAGGCGGGTATTGATCGCAATGGCTTTCTCGCGCTCGCCCACCCGGCCAAGGCAGGCCGCAAGGTTCTTGTTCGCCTCGACATGCGTTGGGTCGAGTTCCAGGGCCTGCATGAACGCATTGACGGCCTCCTTTGGGTGATACTCCCGCAAGGCGCAGCCGAGATTGTTCCAGATGGACGGCTCGTCCTTGTTGGACATCAAGGCCATATTGTACGCCATGGCCGCCAGTCCGGGCTGTTTCATGCGCAGGAAGCTTGTCCCGGCCAGATAGGCTGCATGGCCATTCATCGGTTCGTGGACAAGGATTGTGGACGCAATGTCCAGCGCTTCGGCATCCCCTTCCGGCGTATGCATCTGCAAGGCGCGGCGGCATGTTTCCAGTGCATCAAGCAAGGCGGAAATCTCCCACTTTCAGATATGGATATTCGCGCTCGATCAGCTTGATGATGAAATCATTGTCCGTGTCATTCAGCACAACATCGGCGCCGTATTTGATGATCCAGTCTTCAAGGATGATATTGGGAACGCGGGCATAGTGCCACATCGTCCCGTCTTCGCCCTTGTAATGCTGCGGCCCAAGGGACCGGAGGAACTTGTTGTAATCAAGGATCGGCTCGCAATCCTGTATCCGGCGCACGATTGTGCTGCCATCATCGCTGTCAATGGCGAGGTGGTGGCGAATGCCGCCCGGAGACCAGTCAACCTGATTCATACGATGGCCACCAGGTCACGTGCTTCCATCGCCTCAGCCACGCCGGGCGTCACGATGGTGATCCGGTCCTTCTTGTTGAACTTCAGGCTCGCCACTTCATGGCGCCCGATATCGCGCGGGTTTACATGCAATCCGTTGACCATGACGATCACATCCACACCCTTTGTGGACTTCTTTGGCGCAGCAACAACTTCCGGCTCTGCCTCAGCGGCTGCCTCGGCCAGTTCGCGCTCGGATGGCTCATCGACCAGCTCGAACTCGACGCCCGCATCAATCAGCACTTCCTGCAATTTGCCAACGCCCCAGCGGCCATCGATCTCGATGCCGTTATCCGTCGCCAGCTTTCTCAATTCTGCTAGACCCATGTCCTTGCCTTTCGTGAGAGATGACCGGGGCAGTCTCCCGCCCCGGTCTGTTGGTTAGCTTGTGGTCAGGTCGGCCACGACACCGGAACCGGCTTCGTTCTTCGAAATCAGCGTCAGTTCAGCCAGCAGCTGGCGCTTGTCGGCATCGCCGGTCTTGGCCAGAGTGTTGATCTTGAACGGACGCATATAGCGAAGCTCCCAATGGTTCGGGTTCACGATCATCGCAGAACGACCGCGCGAGAAGTGATCCGGCACAATCTTGTGACGCCCGAAGTCCGACACGTAGAAGTCAGCCGCACCAAGGATGTTGATGCTCTTGGATGACTTCGCGTTGCCGTGGTCCTGATACTGCGTCGCGATGCCGGAGAAGCCCGATGCCGTCTGCTTGTTGAACGAGCCCACAATGACAAGCGGGGCAGAATCGCCCGTTTCGTCCCAGATGGACTTGATGGACGCCTTCAGCATGGCTTCTGTGAACGTGCGAATGTTCGTTGAACTCGCATCGCCCGCCGCAGAGACAAGCTGGGTCGAGGTCACGAACCCGCCATCGGTGCCACCTGTGCCACGATTGGCGTTCGTCGTGATCCATGCCTCGAAGCCCGCAAGCGTTCTGGCAGTTGCACGAGACCCGTCATCCGAAGCCCGGTTTTGCGTGATGGCAAACTCGATATCGCGCTTGATTTCCTTGGTGCGCTTATCGACCTGGTAAAGCAGCTCATTGCGACGACCAGCCGTGGAGAGCGCTTGCGCCGTACCCGAAACGACCACCGACTTGGTGAAGATCTGGGTATGGTTGGCAAGGCGAACCGTGGCGGCTGCCGTGACATAGCTGGCGTCATCGCCTTCCAGAGCGGAGTTTTCAGCCGCATCTGCAAGGTCATCGATCTGCCACTCGACTTTCGTATTTGTGGCAGAAGGTCCCCGACCGATGGCCGTCATGAACGGCGTATCCATCGGGGCAAGGTTGTAAATCTTGTTGGTAAGCTGTTCGCGCTCACCCTTCTGTTCAAACCTTGTGGTGGTTGCTGAATCAACAGCCATATGGGCATTCCTTAATCAACGAACTCACCCCAGACGCCTTCCACATCCGTTACCTTGCCAGTCTTGGCCAGAGTGGCATTCGCCGTCTGGCGGCGCTTGCTGTCTGCGGTTCCGGTGGATTTGCGTTTGGAGCCCGCCTTCACCAGACGCGGAGCAGATTTCTCCTTCGGCTGGATCGGTTTTGATTGGGCTTTCCGGTATGCCAGGGCATCCTGCGCCATGCGTATGAAGCTGTTGTGGTAGATACCGCCAACTTCCTCACGCGACAGGCCGTATGTCGAGGCTATCCCTTCCCGCAGGTCATTCAGCCGCTTGGTGGCGGCCTTCTGATCGAGTTTTGCCCATGTCGCATCAGACTGCGTAAGTGCGGTCCAATGCTTGTTCATGTCCATTTCGCGCTGTGCAGCTGTCTGCTTTTCTCGCGCTTCCGCCAGACCCCGCAACCGCTCCTTGGCGGCGTTTACATGCTCCCCGACCTGCGCAACCAGCTGCTTCTGCTGCCGGTAATGATCGGGGTTATAGTGCGGGCTGGCCGGATTGAGGTATTCCTCGGAAGGCTCCTCAAGGCTTGGGACAAGCTCATTGATGAGGGCATAGGCTTGCGCAGCTTCATTGATCGTCGTGTCCAGTGACTGGATACGCTCGCTGACTTGCTGCTGGGCCTGCTCGATGACCTGGGTACGTATCTGGGAGACGTCCGGGCCGAGTTCTTTCAATTCCTGATATGCCTTCAGCGCTTCGCTGATCGGCACGCGATTTGGTTCACCGTCCTCACCATCGAACTCGATATAATCGCCGTCTTCCTCGTCGCCCTCTTCTGTCTGGGCCTCGACTTCGGTTTCTGCGGCTTCATCCTGTTCGTCTGTGACTTCGGTAGTTTCGTCGGCCTCTGCGCCATCTTGCGCCTGCACTGCCGGTGCTTCATCTTCAAATCCTTCAATGGCGCCCGCCTCGATGAATGCATCGAGAAGAGAGCCACCACCGTCAGATTCGGGAAGACCAAGCGGATTGTCCTGTTGCTCGCTCATTGGGAGATATCCTTCAGGAGTTCCAGTTCACTCTCCACCATGCGCCGTAGATCGCGCTTGTCGTGCAGAAAGTCCTTAAGTTTGCGGCATTGCTGGGCCACAACCGTCAGCTTCAGCCGACGCTCATCATCCAACATGTCGCAATCCAGCAAGGCATCGACTGCCTGCTTCTCGACGGCATCGAAATATTCCACGATCGCGCTATTCTGCAGCGCCTGTTCCGCAGCTTCGATGCTCGCCAATTCCCGCCCCAGCTCTAGCTGGCGCTTTTCGTCTTGTTCGTTCAACCCGGTTCACCCCCGACATGGACGCCGGATGTGCCGGAGCCGTTCATCTTCGCCTTGTTGGCCTGAATGCCCAGACGCTCCTTCATGGCCAATTCCTGCTCGAACTGGCTCTGCTTCATCTGGAGTTCCATGGACAGCTGTTCGGCCTTGAGCGCCATCTCCTGATCGATCTGGTAGCGCTTGAGTTCAAACTCGCGCTCCATTTTCTGAAGCTCCAGCTGGGCCTTCTGTTCATCGCCGGCCTGCTGCTGTTGCAGTTTCACCTGCTCCATTTGCGCGCTCTGCTGCATCTCGGCCTGCTTGACCTGCTGGTCGACCTGGAGCTTCTGTTGCTCCATCTTCATCTTGGCTTCGGCTTCCTGCGCCTTCGGATCAGGCTTTGGCTGGCTCATCTGCTGCAAAGCCTGCTGGCCTTCAGGGGTTTGCGCCAACGCAGCCGGGTCTTTAAAGAACGGGTCAACCGTGCGCTTGCCGATGATGCGCCCGATTTCCTCAACTGAATTGTGCAGCTCTGTAATCCCCACAATCGGATTCGACATGCCGTAATTTGCGACCATTTCACGCTGAAGGCCGAGAATCATCATCTGCTGGTTCAGCATGGTTTCGCGGTCGCCCGTGCCCATGCCGACATGAACACGCACCTTGGCCTCTGCTGGCCATTGTGACGGGTTGAACGTCTGGAAATTGCCCTTGCCCACATGGATCGAGTCCGGGCCTTGCGCATTCTTCACCACGAGCCGGTATATCTTGCGGAACATCATTTCGATGCCACGACCAAGATTGCGCGCGATCTGCTCCTTGCGGATGGATGCCGCGTTCTGCATCAGCTTGATGCCTGTGGCCGTCTTGTTCAGGCTGTCAGGGTCCATGCCCTGCGCATTGCGGGTCACCCCTGTGCGGGCCTCGCCCATCTGGTCCACGACTTCCATCATCTGCAAGGCAGAGCCGGACATGTCAGGCGTTACAAACGGCATGACGTCCTGACCAACAGGATTAGTGCTGTTCGTGCGGATCACGGCGCCCGGCCGTACCGTCAGCAGGTCGCTCAGATTGACCTTGCTGTTCGCAATCGTGCGAGGCGCAACTGAGAGATAGACGCTATCGAGCGCGCCCCTCAGAAGCGCTGTCTTGATCTTCTGGATGTCTTTCGCAATGTCATAGATGGACATGCCGAACCAGCGGTGCGGGATCGGGATCGGCGTCCAGCTGAAATACGGGTTATCATCCACTTCCTCGACCGTGAGGATACAGCCATCCAGGCGGAACACTTCGAGCAGTTCAGCATACCCGTCGCCGTCCTTGTCGAAATAGATATACTCACGCCACAAGCGGACTTCCATTGCCTCATCGGAGGCCGTAGTTTCCTCCTTGTACATTTCGTCTTCGTCCCAGAACCGCTGGGCACGCCGCTCGTCAATATCCGTCAGGTCATCAACGTCTGTCGCATACTCATCGATCTTGTCCGCCAGATCGGGGAACTCTTCCTTGAGTTCAGACTTCGTAGGCCGCTCGATATGTCCGCAATAGCGCGGCTTCTCAAGCGAGGTTGACCGGCTGGCAATGCGGAAGTCTTCCGGCGCGATGATCTGCGCATGAGGCCGGGCCTTCCTGGTCACCAGCTGATAGCTGATATTGGCCGTCATCTCGTCAATGGGTTCAACACCGAGGATTTGCGCTCCCTGTTCCTGCAGGCGTTGCAACTCGACCTGACCGCCCTGCATTTCCTGCGGATCGCCAAGCTCTGCATCGCGCCAGTAACACGCACCCACACCACGCTTCTGCAACAGGCCGTCAAAGCTGAACGCGTCAACCAGCTGCTCGCCTTCCATTTCCTCGAAGAACAGGTGATTGAGGTAGTCTGATGCGCCTTCCGCTTCCTCAGCCACGCCGTCTGCCCATGGCTCGACGTTCACAGCACGGCCGCCGGACGCAAACACACGCACAAGGTCAGGCCGCAGCCATTCGATCACCTCGAACACAGTGCGATCATGCACACGGGACCGGCCCGCTTGTTCATCGCCATAGTCTTCGCCCGTATAGCGCTTGAATGCCTCGATCTGGTCTGTGTAGATCTGGTCAGACTCATAGCCGACAGAGGCCGATTCCTCGCGCTTGAGGATTTCGAGCAGTTCGGTGTCTTCGTACTCTTCAGCCATCAAGCTATCGTTCCATACTCAGGTATCATGGGGGCATTCGTCTGGGTCATGCTGGCGAGAATGTCCTCGAAGTCTGTGGCGCCAAGGCCGAACGCATCAGAGCCGTGGCTGGACCAGTCGTGCTCAGGGCCAAGCCCGATCTCGCGATCAGCGTCCCGGCGCTCGTGGTAATGGGCGATGGCTTCACGCCCGCCCTCTGTGCCTTCTTCATCAAACCAGAAGGCGTTGAAGTTCTTGTGGGCAACGTTGATGCGCTGCATGGCTGCGCCCTTGCCCTGATTGGGGATAATGCGAACCGTCCACTGAAACTCAGGTGTGGAGGCTGCCTCCCAATAGTCCTTGTATTGGTTGCCGAGACCATCAGGCCGTGTGCCATCATGCGGAAGGACATGCTCGACACTGCGCACTCCATTGCGATGCATCCAGTCACGCATCCAGCCCACATGGTAATCCAGCGACTGGCCAACCGACTCGTAATAGCCGAGCCAGTTCATCTGGCGATTGATGGCCTGCGTGGGCCACATGGCGTAGGCATCAGCCTTGTCTGACGAACTGAAAGCCAGGTCATGATACACACGCACTGACATGAGCGGATCAACGGGCAACTTGCAGATACGGCCCTGACGCTTGGCCAGTGTAAGCTTCTCTGCGTAGTAAGCGCCCTCGATGACCGTGGCGAAGTCGCCCTCCCATATGTGATCGTATTGTTCCGGCCGGGCCAGCCTGTCTCGTTTGCGCTCATCATCAAGGACTTCGGGGAACCACGGGTTATCCCGCCAGTTCAACTCGATGATCTTCATGTCCTCTGTGGCATTCTCACGAAAGCGCTTGTGTGTGGAGCTGCGCTTGGTCTCCGGGTTCCACGTCACCCAGATCTCAGAACCATGCTCACGCACTGTAGGGATAAGCTTGACCCATGCTTCATCAGCAACCGGCTCGGCCTCGTCTACCCAGCAAAGGATGATCGAGGCCTTGGACTTGATGCTGTCGAGATTGTGCCGAAGGCCTGCGAACTTGAAATCAACCCGGCCCGCTATGCCTTCCTTGGTGCGGATGTACTTTTCGCCAATGTCCCAGCCATCAGAGAGCCACGGGTCTGAGAGGATTGCTGCCTTCACCTCAGCCATGGAGGATTCGTCAAGGCTGTTCATGAACTCACGGCAGCAGAGGATGATACCGGTCTGACCCTTCAGGGCGCATTTGAGGCCAACAACAGCGGCCATCTTGGCAAAGCTTCGGGTCTTGCCGCTTCCCCGCCCACCGTATGAACCGCGATACCGCGCAGGGCCTGAGAATACATCAACGAGCTTTGGCGGAAGCTCAATCTGATGACGTGCCATCGCCCGCCACAATATCTACGCCGCTTACGTCCTTGAGGATGCCGAACTTGTGGTCGACTTCCTGCTTGTCTTTCCAGCCGTGATTGTTCTTCATGTCGAAGATAACGCCCGGTGTGAAACGGTCTTTGTCCAGCAATTGCTGCCAGCGATCATCCTCAATAATCATGCGGGCCTTTTTTACTGTACGGGCAAAATCTTCGCCCTTGTTCTTGTATGTGGTGAAGGTGTCACGGTCAGCAAAGCCGAGGTGAAGCGAGATGCCCGCAAGCGTTGGGCGGCGCTGTTCCTGTTCGCATTCGGTGAAATACTCCTCGACCAGGACAGCAAATTCCTCTGCGTCAGTATAGTCCGCGGGGCGCCCATGGTCGGCGCGAAGCATCCAGTATTTGTTGCCCTTAGGTGCTGGCATGCATACTCCACAAGACGAAAGCCCCCACAGCGATTGCTGAGAGGGTGATAGTGATAGAGCGGTAAGTGTATTTGCGATCGGTCATTCGGTTGCGAGCCAGCATAGCTGAGATACGATAGCGCAGGCGAAGAGGGCAGCGGCTACGTAAGGGATGAGGCTAGTCACCGAGTATCTTTCGGGCTGCCCATAGTGCGCCGCCAACGACGATTGCCATGCATAGGAGGAAGAAGGCGACGCTGGGAGGCATTAGTCCATCTCTTTCCAGTGAGTGCTGACAACCATTTCCTTGGCTTTGTACCCCTGAAGGGCGGACGACCACTTCACTAGGTGCCACGCAATGCGGTTCAGAAGTTTTGCCAGGGCGCGGCGCATCACTTAACCAGCGGGTTCCGGTCAGCGACGATGAAGCCAATGCCGATAACGCCAAGCACAATGGTCAATTCAGCGAACGGCTCAAGGAAGGCGATCAGCGGGGGATAACCGCTCAGGATGTACTTGGAGGCCAGCGCAATGCAGACCATGACCACAAGGGCGGTCCAGAGGCCATTGATGAAGGGCTTGGCGTTCTTCTTCGCCTCGGGGGATAGGATAGCCATTAGGTTGTCTCCTTGTCGTGGCCGTTGGAAAAGGCGCTTGCGTTGCCATCTCCTGCGATGGGCGGGAACTGCTTTGCGCCTGCGATCTGCTGGCGCTCCTCAACAGACCAGCCCAAGCCTTGAAGTGGCTCAAGGTCGCTTTCGGGATCGGGCGTAACCGGTTTGATCGTGCGTGCTGCATCCACACCGCGCCGATAGGCGGTCTTCACAGCGCCATCCGCACGCTCCGCCTCTTCATTCAGCGCCTCAGCGACACACTGTGCCGTGGTTTCGCTCTCATAGCTGCCAAGCAAGCGGTCGCCATCGTAAACGCCGTAGCTGGTCAGGCCTTTGACTTCGTATTTCATGCTCGTGTCCTTCACTTTCGTCCACCCTGCAGGTCATCCAATCGGTCAACTGCAAGCCTCAATTCCCGAAGCGTTTCGGCCAGCACATCGTAGATGGTTTCGTAGTCTACCGGTTGATGCTGGGCCAACTCCTCCTCCAGCAGGCAAACCCTCGCCCAATGCCGGATGTCATCATCAGGCTCACCATGAAGGTTCTTGGCGTGCGTGATTGCCATTGCACTTTCCTTTCGTTTCCACATTGGGGAGCACGGCCTTACAACGCCGCCTATGCAAACCGCTTCGATATTTGACCGTTGCGTCAGCCGTACTCGCCAGTGGGGAAAAAAGAGCCTGCGACTAATGGTGGATGCCAAGAGGAGACGCCGCAGGCTCAGGGGTGATGGAGAGACATCAGGGGGACGCCTCTACCTAATGGAAAGCCCCGCGCCTCCAAACAGGAAGCACGGGGCTCGCTTGCAACGGCTGGATGGTTTGGGGGACTACACTACCGCTGCTTGCTCTGAATTTTGGACGACAGTAGACCACCCTGCTGGCGATCTCAGTATTCACGATGCGCTGCCGAGCCCACATCGCATAGTTGGGATCAAATGGCGATCAACTCCACATCACCCGACTGACCTCTGAATTTCGGGAAGGCTTCGCACTAAGGGTCTGGTGATCGCGCTCGCGGTGTTCCAGCCCCACGCACCGGGCGAAGCATCTAGCACGTCCTCGGTGTCTGGTTTCCCTTATCAGGTGATTTGGTGTGTTGGTCAAGTCTCGCCATCAAACAGGCTTCCCGTCTGAGCGGGCTTCGCTTTCGGTTCATCGAACAGGCGGGGCTGCTTCCATGCTTCACGGACGCGCTTGCAGGCTATGTCGAAGTAATCAGGGTCAAGCTCTATGCCGATAGAGCGACGGCCAAGCTGGGTGGCAGCGACCAGGGTTGTGCCACTGCCCATGAAGGGGTCGAGGATGGTGTTTGTGTCTTTCGACAATTGCTGAATGCACCACTTCATCACGCCAATTGGCTTTTGCGTGGGATGGTGCCCGCGCACTTCTCCGGGCGCTTTTATCATCCCACTCCAAAGGTATTTTATGCGGCGAACGGCCTTTGGCAGGTTGGTCCACGCCAATTCACAGTCCGCGAAGTCGCCCGTGTTCAACTTGTCCCAAACAAGCCAGCACGATGTCGGAGGAAGACTGTAGTAATTGCCCCCAAAGATAATGGATTGATTGCAAATTGAGCGCGCAAAATGAATCGCTTCATCTGCGGTCTGATTGTCCCAATCGGAGCAACCGTAATCAACGGCCTTCGCCAACTTGCTGCGAGACTTGTTTGCCCCTGCCGCTTCTCCAATCCCATAAGGCGGGTCCGTAATCACAGCATCCACCCGCCCCAGCGCTGGCATGACCTCCAGACAGTCCCCTTGGATCAGTACTGCGTCACCGATATACTCGATCCGCTTGGCACCAGCTGCCATAATGGCCTCGTGGCGCTCACGCATCGCGTCAATGGCAACGTCATAGCTTCGGCTTGAATCTGCACGGGCATCATAGGGCATTATGCAACCCTCCGTAACGCCAACTGCGCATCCTCTGCCCGCATTATCACCGGACGGCCCAGCAACCGCAAGGCCAGCTTGAGCTGATTGCCGTCAACGGATTCAACCTCGACCTGACCAATGCTTTCCACCTCAACATGGTCGCCCGCGGTCCATACGTGCTGGCCTCTGAGGCGCGGAATGTTATAGTGGCGGTGCAAGGGTATCGGCAGATCTCCGGTGATCCACTTCAGGTCCGCCATGCCATTGAGCGGCTTGATCGCGCCGGCAAAGCTGATCGGGTAGATGCGAGGGCCGGGCATGTGTTCGATAGCCAGGAAGTTAGGCGAGCGGTCAAAGCCTGCGAAGATGTAGGACTTCAACACGCACTCTGTCACAGTCCGGGCTGGCTTGCGGGGAGGACGCTTGCGAAGCGTGCGACACACAGCGAAGGCGTCACAGTCCATGTAATCGCCAAGACGGTTTGCAGCCGCTTCTGTGCGGTCTGCGCGGCAAGAAAATGCATACCAAAGTTGGGTCATTGGGAATCCTCTCTGAGGTAGCCACCGGCAGCGTCAATAAGGCAACGCAGGCACCTGCAATCCGTGCTGTGAAAGTCCGCCGTGGTCATGAAGTTCTCGCGGTCATACGTCTCAACGATGTTGCTCAGCATATTCTCGAGGACGGCGATCTTGCTTGCTTCGTCTTGGTTCTTCATTCGTCTTCTCCTTGAGTGGGGGTGGCGGCGGGGAGAGTTTCCTTTTCAGCAACCGCCCCCTTACGCCTGCGCCGCTCGATCCGGGCCGCAATCTTTTCGGCTGACTTCAGGGATTTCCGTTGGCACACTTCGCGCCAGTCTTCGTCAGCCCTGAAATCAGCGAGCGTTACGCCACAATACGCCTCAACGTGATAGCGAACCTTGCCGCCGCCTGTCGTGGTTTTGACTATGCGAGCCATCGGCCCCTCAAGCGGGCGCTCTCTCCAGTTTCGATAGGCCATTAGGCTGCTTCCTCCATTTCACGAACGGCTGCTCGGACCTCGTACTCGCCTATACGTTCAGGGAGAGACCATTCAGGGCCAGCCAGGGTGATGATGCTGGTGGGCTGCTCAACGGGTTCAGGCTTTGGCTGGCGCTTCTTCGAGAGATACAACCGGCTCGCCACGGTGCGGACGGCCATAGGGGTGCACTCAAGCGCTTCAGCAATCTCCTTGGGAGACATCTTGCGACGATAGCCCTCGCCTACCCACGCATAGCGCATGGCAATGCTGACGAGTACAGGCCAGTTTGCTCGGAGTTTCATGGTTTAGTCCCCCTGTTGGTTTAAGTTCTGTCGGAAATGGAAAGGCGAAGGCGGTTCACCATCGCGGCGTGCTTTTGCACTTCGGCAAGGAAATCACCCGGCGAAGGCGCGAACGTCCCCGGACGGCGGATGATCTTCTCGTAAGCTGCCCAGACGCTCGCCAGGGGTTCATCCTTCAGGATGCGCACCCAATCCTCAGCAACGCTGTCTGGCTGGTCGGCCTTGCCCGGATACACCGCGAGCAAACGCTGGACGATCTTCGACACCTGCACAGGCTCACCCGGCAAGGCGAGTGGCTTCAGCATCGATAGTGTAGCCCTCACCTCCTGCTCGCTCATCGTTGAACCGAGGCTCTTGCTGGGCGGAAGCTTCCTCCAGCTTTCGATCAAGCCGTTCAAAGGCGCTAAGCTTTCCGCCATTGCGGCGGGCGTGGACGGAGCCGTTACCGTCTGAACTGTTCGATCCTGTCTGGCTTGCAGTGCGGTCATCGTAATTTCCTTCAAGGGTCTTCAAGAATCCGGATTTGCTGGTGAGAAAATCAAAGTCAGCCGCCCAGCCGTTCGCGCCGGTGCAGTGCGGGGAAGCGGCTGCCTTGCGCAGGACCGTCCCCCATGCATCGAGGCCATGTTCACGGATGCGGGCTTTCAGGCGGGCTTTGCGCTCTTTGGTGAAAGAGATGCCGACAGGCCAAACCTTGGACCCGTGGTCTCGCTCAAGGCGCTTGGAAACATTCACGTAAGCGTCAAACGCCGTTTCAAGCTCACCCGCGTTATCTACTACGTCAGTAGTAGATACTTCTGGTTCTGATTCTGGTTTAACGCGCGCGCTGCTTCTCGCTCGTTTTTCTACGTCACTGTTTTTATTGGGACGTGAACGATTTTCAGCCTTTTTATCTCTATATGTTCTGCGTTCTTCGACGAGATAATCTGCGCGTAAGTTGGAGATAATTCCGTTTTCACAGTGCAGCTTGCCCGCTTCGGTCAGCTCTGAAAGGATACTGTTCCACTTGCGGACAGAGCATCCGAGCATCCCTGCGATGTACCGGGCATCGTCTGGAAGCTTGCCGTCACGCATGTAAATCATGTCGAGAACGAGCCCGTAGGCGCACTTCACCTCGAAGGACATTCCAATGGTGCCTTCAAAGAAGTCCCGCGGGAAACGCTTGTAATATGGGAGGCTCATCCCCGCCCCCTTCCCAGCTCAGCCTGCATGTCAGCGAGGGCGCGCTTTGGATTGGATGGGAGGCGTAGGTTGCTTGAATGGCGGACGCCTTCACGAAGGGGCACAGACCAATGAGGGCCAGCCAGCGTGATCGGGGCCGTCTCTCTCTGCGCCATGGCTGAAGCAATGGCTCCACGCTGGCGAGATTCCCGGTTGCCGATGGACTTAACGCGCGGGCCTGTGGTATGGTTGAACGTGACGCGGCGCTTCTTGCGGACGCGCTTTCCTCCAGGTCGACGCAGTTTGAAATCGCGGGTAATCCGAAGCACGGTCGCCTCTGAACAGCCAACATATTTGGCAATGTCCTCGACATGGACCATCGTAAGATAGCCGTAACGGATGAACTCCCAGCGAATAAGCATTGCGAGCTTTTTCATCAGCAATATACCCCCTTCTTGTTTTTGAATGTGGCTGGCATCTGCGCATTGCGTGCGTAGCGTTGAGCGCCAGAGCGAGCGGCCCAGCGGTCATCCATCAAATGACGATGGCACAGAGGCTCGCCGGTGATGGTCTTGGAAGGCTCTGCTGTGTGAGGGCAGTTGGGGCGGGTGCAGCGGGTCATGAGTGGCTCCACAACGGAAGCAGCGCAGTCTCAACAGGGCGCTTGATGGTCTGGTTGGGCCATTTGACCATCCACGGCTTAGGATCCTCCAGATCGCCAGACGGCTTCCACTTGAACCACCCGAGCTGTCCCGAGGCCGCCACTGGGTCGCAGGACTGAGGTTCGCGCACAATCAGCCCTCGTGGCCCGAAAAACCACCGACTTGGATATTCACTAGTCACGTGATCAAGCCGCACAGAACCAATGACGCCGCCACGAATCAGGCGGTCAGGACGCGGACACTCGACGCCCATAGTCGCCATGAAATCAGCAGCATGCCTATACTCGTCCTGCGTCATTCCTTTAGAGGCGTGTATGCAGAATCTGCGGCCTATGAGATTGCCTGTTCCCTGTGGGGCTTTTCTCCTGTTCTCGACATCCTTCCCTCCATGGATCAGCGCCCACGCCCAAGGCTGCCGAACGGAAATAGCAAAAATCGGGTTGCTCACGCTGCTTCTCCTTGTTGTTGAGTGATTGCCAACTGGTAGACGTGGGCTTTGCCGCCCCTGTCTGTGATGGCTGTTTTCGGGCCTTTGACGAGCAGGCCGTATTGGGTCACAAGCTCCGAAAGGCGTGGCGAGATGTCATCTGTGTGCTCGTCCATCAGGAACGCGAGGCGGTCAGCGCCTTGAGGGCCATGCTGGGCGATCATGTCGAGGCACTGGACACGCAAACGGCCCGCCTTGGTCTTCATCTGCTCCGCAGCGTCCCAGCTGGCACCACCACCCTTTGAACCGACTTCACCGCGATAAGGCCCACCAGAACGTCCAGCGCCTTGCGTGATCCGATCAAAGCAATCCCCACACACAGAGCGGAAACGGCTGGAACGCGGGTCACGACGCTTGTTGCACTCGTAGTAGTCCACCTCTTGGCGGCACTCTGGGCAGGCCCATGGATGATCTGTCCCCCCAGCCATGTCAGCGCCCCGCCGTTTCGAGAGCTTTGGTCACGCGCTCAGTCATTGAGTTCCACCAGAGGCGCGGACTAACATCCATTCGGTGGACGCGGCCCACCTCCTCCGAGATGCTGTGCAAGCAACGCGGGCAGACCATACGAACCGTGCAGACGAAATCGTTCGAATCCAGATCCTCGACAACCCAAGTCGTTGCGATCATCTTGTGCCCGACCAAGCGGCAGATAATGCCCATCACGCACGCCCCCAGAACCGGAGCAACGGCCAGATTATCAGGCCCGCAGTAATCATGACGGACACAGCCACAGAGAAGATCAGGAGGCCCTGATACCGCAGCTGGCGGCGTAGCTGCTCAGAGGGGAGCGCGAGGCGGGCGAGGCCGATCAGCATGGCTCATCCCCCCGATCTGCAAGATTAATGAGGCCTTCTCCGCGCTTGACCCGCTCGGCATGGTCGCATTCGGCGCACATTTGCGCACCGCCATTTTCAAGGGACCGAATACGCCTGAGCGTGTATCGTGAGCAGTCACAGCGCACCGACCACATGGAGCCGCCCGAAGCGGTCGACTTCATGTTTGAGAGGCCGAGAACGGCGAACCGCCCAAACCTTTTGCCCGTCAGGTCGCGAAACTCTGGATGAGCCTGCGGTTTGCGCGTTGGGTGCGGGCCATCCTGCAAATACGGGTCCACAATCTCCTTACGAAAGCCTGCGGGCTCATCGCTCCCGCCCGTCACGACTGCCGCCGTTCGGTTCAGGGGAGCCGACGAAAGAATACGATCCCAGTCAGCCATCAGCCCGCTCTCCAAAACCCGTATTGACGGCTAAATGTGAGAGTGAGTTTCAGTGCGGAAAATTTCGCGTACCGGGGGAATGTTAACGGTTGCGTAATGTTTGCGGATACGCTTTTCTGGACGACCGCATCGGGGGATGCACGAAAGAAATGGGAGGAATTATGCCGCGTTTGCCACAGTTTTTGGGGGAGGTTCCGGAGTATCGCTGGAACCAGAAGACAGAGCTTTTTGACGTGAAGCTGTACCGAACCGGAGACGATGGCCGACGTATTTACACCGAGGGCTACAGCATCCCGCCCACAACCTACCGTGCCATCATCACCGAAATGATCGCGGCCCAGCAGGACTACTACCAGTGGCGCGAACGGCCCGATAATGTCGTGAGTTTGCGACCGGGCGGACACTAGGCTGCGTCCTCCAGCTTGAGGAGGATGGCGGCTTTCACAGCCCCATTCGTCGCTTCCTGTATTGCCAGCGCCGTATCACGCGAAGGCATTGACCCATTCATGATGCGCCATAGCTGCATCCGTGATATGCCCACCGTGGCGGCAAAAGCCTCCCGAGTGGTCTCCTTGGCGTCAAGCCAGCTTTCGATGGGGTGTGTCATGAAACGCATCATAACACCCGGCGTTACGGGGTCAAGAACTTTTCGTAACGCCCGGTGCTATATCCCATTGTAACGCGTTGGGTTACAAGTAGATTATGAGCAAAGACGACACCCCTCCCAGCCATTACATCAAGCAATGGCGGCAGAATGCAGGGCTATCCCTCGCCAAGCTTGCTGCCCGTATGGAGACAGAACCAGGTGTCGAACTCATCAGCGCAATGAGCCTGTCCCGTATAGAAAGGGGACTCCAGCCTTACAGCGAGCCAATCCTTGAGGCGCTGGCCATTGCCCTTGCCGTCCCTAAGTGGGCGCTGATCTCGGTCAATCCTGAAGTGGATGGCGATGTTGTCGATCTGGTCGGCTACATGCGCTCTCTGAAGCGGGATCAACGCGAGCGGTCGCTCAAGCTGATACGGGCCGCAAACGAATAACGCCCAGCGTTACAAAAAGTAGTTGACGTCATAACGTCAGGTGTTACAGTCCTCTTATCGAACAAGAGGACGACACCAATGCAGACCGAAACCCCATACCAATTGATCGAGCGCCTTCTGGTGTTCCGCGACAGCGGCAAGCTGGACCGGGCCGAGCGCGATCTGCTGGCAGACGCCTGCAACATGATTTCGCGCCAGACCTACGCACTGAATAGTGCGCGCGGTTACGTGAAGCTCTGGTCGGACGACAGAGATGCGGGGTTGCTCCCTACGCCAGACAGCCTTGCTCGGGCGGAGGGTGAAATCGATCTCGCCCTGTCCAAACCTTCGCAGGCATTCCGACACACAGCCTGATCCCATCATCGAACAAGAGGACGACACCAATGGCAAACCACATCTCATTTGACATCAGCCCGTACGAGTCTGACCTGATCGTGCAAATCTTGGATCGCTGCCCTGCGCGGCTCATCTTTGTTGATCGCATGAGCCTGCACATGGATTTGTGCGCGACACACGCCAACGGAAACCCGATGGACTTCGCTCGCCTGCTTGCGGCCGATGATTTCAATTTCGCACACGACATCGCGGGCATCCAGAACCACCTGAACCGCAACACTGGAAAGCTGGAGAACTTTTTCTCCCCGCGCTTTTCCGCTCGCGCCAAGAAGTCCGAGGCAGCCTAATGCTCACCTCAGCTTACGACCAAAGACAGAGCCACCATCGCAAAGAGCCAAGCCAGCAAGAGCGGTTCAATGAGATTGCCGGGCCAGACCTGCGCATGTCCGTCGAGGGCCTGTTTGACTGGTTCAGCCGTCAAGAGCGCCTGCCAGAGCTTTACCCTCACCTGCAAGCCCTTTTCGAGGACATCGCTGTTGTCCCGATGGACGACCCTGACTGTGAACTGGAACCAGACGCATGGGGGATCGTCAAGGTCTACAAAATGGCTTGGGCAAAGGCCGAGGAATACGAACGGAAAGGGGAAGCGGCATGAGCGGGCACTGCGCAGACTGCGGCACACGGATCAGCGATGGATGCTGCCCCAATTGCCAAGAGGAACTGTTCATCTTCGAGACCCAGCACGACTACCTGCCGGACGATCTCTCGGATGATTTCATGAACAAGGTTTGCGAGCAAGCCGCCAATCCGAAGGAGACTGTCTGATGACCTTCCCCCTCTCCCACCACATATCCAAGCACCCGATGCGCTGCAAAATCCAGTCACGCGCCATAGAGGGAGCCTTCGCAGCCGAGCGGTTGGCTGATGTGAAGCAAGCCCACTTCGCAGAGCTGGCTGACTATCAGGAGATCGAACGGATCTACTGGGAAGCAGGGCCGAACCTGAGAGCCGCCATCCATGACCATTGGGTGCAGGCCAGAGCAATCGCAAGCAAGCGGTTCAATCGTTACGACGCGGCTGTGGCTGCGGAACACATCGCCTCTGATTTGGAAAGGAAAGCGGCATGAGCGAGCGCAAGGAAATCCACTCCGAAGACGACCGGTCCTGCTCCCCGCATGATCAATCGGCAATGAGCAACGAGGAGGCGTTTGCCAAGGACTATACACGCGAATGCGAAGTCTGCGGAGCAAAGCCTGTGGTCAACGCTGTTTGCCTCTGCGGTCCGTGTACGTGGGGCGAGAGTGAGACGGCGGGAGGAAGCTGGTAATGACTAACACAGATACAGTTGAGAGACTGAGAGAGTTGCGAGCAAAGGCGACTGAGGGGCCCTGGGAGACGTTTAGCAATTACTACCAGCGTAAGCACCACTTCACCCGAGCTGGCAAAGCAGAAGCCATCATGGACAAGACCGGCAACGAGATTGTTGCGTGGGCGGGTTTTGATGGCCAGCCAAATGGTGAAGTCAACGCCGCCCTGATAGTCGAGGCCATCAACGCCCTCCCCGCCCTACTGGATGCTGTGGAGGCGCTGGAGCCGTTTGCAAGGCTGAAGCCGGTGTTTGCGGAGGACGATGACGAAATTGGAGTTGTTCTGGCTCTGGGTGACGATGAGTTGGGCAGCGGGATCAATCGTCCGCTGGCCATGCTCGACCAAGCCCGCGCCGCGCTCGCTACCCTGAAAGGAGAAGGCTGATGGCCGACGACAAACAAGACACACTGACGCTGAAGTGGGGGACACTGAAGGCGTGGAGATTCGTCAGCGACGAGGCGCAGAAGGTTGCCGAGGACATCGATACGCGCGGCCTCAGTTGGTCAATGGGTGCGGCGCAGCAGAACATGACGCCCGCCCACCAGCAGGCCGTTTGTGATCTGATCGATGCCGTCAATTGCGAGGAGATTTGGAACGACTGGACGGGCGAGAAAATGTCCAAGGACGAAGCGAAAAAGTACGTCATGGAGTATAGCCGATGACCCCCGCCAACCTCACACCCACAAGCAAGCATCCCCTGGCATGTCCGATCTGCGCTGCCCCGTTCAACACACCGCTGGGCCGGCAGTGGCACTGCAAGGACAAGCACGGAGTCACCCTGCTTATTTCGGAGCATGACCACGCAAAGTGCGACGCGTTTCACGAGAAAGGAATGAACAATGGCTGATACCCAATACGATATTGTCGAGCAGGAAGAGGGCAAAGCGCCCGCTGTTCAATACGACATGGAAGGGCTGACCTTCGCCCAGCGTGTTGCGCTTGATCCGACCATCGACGTGAACCGCCTTGAGAAGATCATCGCAATGGAACGCGACAGCGACCGCTACAAGGCAGAGCAGGACTATTCGCGGGCAATGGCTGCGATGCAGCCCAAGCTGCCAGCCGTTGAGAAGACGGGCCAGAACCTGCACCTAAAATCCAGCTACGCCAAGCTTGAAGACATTCAGGCAGCCGTGCGTCCCTTGCTTTCAGAGTATGGTTTCTCAGTCCGCTGGACAACCGAGACCATCGACGGAAACATCCACGTCACCTGCATCTGCACGCACCGTGAGGGGCATTCAGAACGCGACACGCTCCCGCTTCCGGTCATGACCGATGCACGGGGCACGAACATCCTGCAACAGCATGGCGTCACCGTCTCGTACGGCAAGCGCTACACGCTCTGCAACGTGCTCGGCATTCAGCTGGGCGGGGAAGATCGGGATGGCATCAAGGAGCTGTCTGGATCTGTCCTGACGGAGCAGCAGGTCACCCGTATCAATTCGCTCCTGAAAGAGCTGGGCACCGAGGAAAGTGTGTTGCTCGCATGGGCTGGCAAGAAGGGCTTTCAGGCGACCGAATTGGCCAGCCTTCCCTTCGAGAGCTTTGACCTGATCGAGCGCCAGCTGGCGCACTGGATCAAGCAGAAAGCGGAGCAATCCAATGCAGTATAATCCGCAAGGCACCGCCACCTGGATTCAGGCGCGCATCGGACACGCCACGGCGTCCCGTGCAGGCACGATCATTCGACGCTCAGTGCGTGACGGCAAGCCCCTGAAAGCGTATCATGATTACGTGTACGAACTCGTGCAGGAACGGCTGACCAATCAGGCGGCTGACCACTACACCAGCCCCGCCATGCAGCACGGGATCGACACAGAGGCAGAGGCCGCGCTGGCCTATCAGATGATGACCGGCGCAACGCTGGAGCAATCGCCTTTCATCCGTCACCCCACCATCGAATGGGCCGGCGCATCACCTGACCGGCTGGTGGGCAAGGATGGGCTTCTGGAAATCAAATGCCCCACGCCGAAGACCCATCTTGAAAGCCTTTTGGGCGCACCGCTCAACGAAGATTATCGCTGGCAATGCATCTGGCAGATGGCCTGCACGGGCCGGGAATACAATGACTGGATGAGCTATGACGGGCGGTTCGATCCGCACCTGCAAACCAAGGTCGAACGCATCGAACGCAAGGCCGATGAGATCAAGGAAGCAGAGGAACGCTTCACAGAGTTCCTCGCCATCGTCAACGAACGCCTAGCCGACATACACGCTCTGGGCGGCATAGACCTTAAGCAGAAGGATGAAGTGAATGGCTGATGAAGTGAAAGTGGATCCGGCTGATGCTATCATAAAGGGGCTAGAGCAGCTGGCCGATGACGACATCTCCATGAGCATACTTGATTGGACGGTTTTCAGTCACGCCTGCCTTGGGGCCGCTGCGGCGATGCGAGAAACGCGCCGTCTCACCATCAAGTACCACGGCCTCGGAATGAAAGACCCGGCTCAATGGAGAGTCGGGCTGGAAGAGATTGCGAGTGTTGTGGCGGAGGAAGGGGCGGAACCTGATACGCGGGATGCAGCCGCCCTACAGGAAGAGAATGAGAGGCTGCGGGAGGTTTTGGGCAAAATCAATGCCATCGAGGACGCTGAGTACCCATCAGAGGACGAATACGGTTACGAGAGCTGCCACGTGGAAGGGTACAACGCCGGGCTTTCTGAATGCCGGAAGACCATCCTGTTGGCCCTAAAGGACACCCCCAATGACTGATCTTATTGCGCGTTTAGAGAAAGAAGGCGGTTCAAGGGAGTTGGACTTGGCGATATGGAATATTGTCAGCGATGAGCATTGGCGCTGGACCGACGAACGTCATGAGGCCATCACCACAGATCGGTTTGGCCCTGACGCTTTGGGTAATCCGATCTGTGATACTGATGATTTTACCACATCGCTCGATTCAGCCATAGCCCTGTGTAAGCGGGTGCTACCGCCGAACTGGCAGATGGAAATCTTCATGTCTATGTCGGGGCCAACAGCAGTTGCGTTAACTGATGTTGATGTGAACCGCTACCCCGGCACCGTAAAAAAGCTGGACGAGATCGAGCACAAATCCCCCGCAACCGCCCTCTGCATCGCCCTTCTCCGCGCTCTGGAGGACGGGAAGTGAGCAGGCAGACAACCATTACTGCGGATCAGCTTGCCTTGATCGCTGAAGCCCTCAGCGCGTGGCAGGCTACATGGCTGGCAAGAAATCCAGACCTATCGCACATGAACGAGGCGGAGTTCTTCCGGGCACGCAGACAAGCGTATGAGAAGGGTTTACCCGCGCTAGATCTTCTCACCGAGTTGCATTCTCTATGCTTCAGGATTTCGGAGGACGGGAAGTGAGCAGGCCGCTGACACCTTTTCAGCTCAAGAAGCGGATCGAGACATTGCTCGACCTGTGGAAAGCGGCTGGCATGGAGGTCGGCGGGCTTGTCATTGACGGTGATCGTATCGCTATACTGACCCCGGAAGGGGCGGCTAACGAACAAGACCCCTTCGAGAACTGGCAGAAGAAACGGGGCGCGGCATGAAGTACCGGACGACACACAAGAAACTCGCCAGCGGTCGGCTCAAGATATACTACTACACCGAAGCTGGGACAAGGTTCTTCGACTGCATGGATAACCCCATGTCCCAGCCATTTCCCGCCGCCTTCCTGAAGGCTTGGCAAGAAGCCGTGGACAGCGAACCAGGATCAGGCAAGCCCGAAGGCGACTGCGCACAATTCATTGAGGACTATCTGGCCAGCGACAAGTTCCTGAGCCGCGCCGAGGCGACCCGCGCAGGCTATCAGTATGCGCTGGACATTGCCCGCAAGGAGTTCGGGGCCGCCTCCATTCCGGTGATGGAAGACAGGCGGTTCAGGGGCGCAATCATCAACTGGCAGCATGAGTGCGCCAAAGTATCCCGCAGGCAGGCTGACCTGAATGTGCAGGCGTTGTCCCTTGCGCTCGGTTATGCCCATGCGCGCGGCCTGATCCTGCACAATCCGGCTGCTGACCTTCCGAACCTGTACGAGCGCCCTGACGACAAGCGCCCCTTTGATGAGTGGATGACAACCGCGTTTCTCGACGGCGCCTCACAGACAGAATCCGATGCCTTCCTGCTGGCGCGATACACCGGACTGCGCCGGACCGATCTGGCCCGCATCACATGGCCTGCATGGAAAGGCGACTATATCGAGTGGACGACGTCCAAGGGGCGCGGGAAGCGGCTGGTCATCATTCCGCTGACACCGGACGCCCAATCCTTCCTCACGGGCCTGAAGGCGCGCTCTGGCGATGCTGTGACGCTTTTGACGGGGGATCGGGGCAGACCTGTCCAGCCGCGGCGGATTGGCGATCTGGTGAATGACCGCTGCGACCTGCTCGGGATCGACCGCACCTTGCACAATCTGCGCAACACCTACGCCACTGACTGCATCCGGGCAGGCTTCTCAGATGAGGACATTGCCGAAACGCTGGGCTGGTCCATCGATGACGTGAAAGCCATGAAGCGGGTCTATGTGGCCCGTGACGAGATCAATGCCGCGAAGATTCGGAAGCTGAGAACAGGAACGGAACAGGTTCAGAACAAACGAACCAAGACAAACCAGCCGACAAACCGGAGGAATAGCAATGGCCGCAAACTGTAGTAAATACTGGTGCCGGCTGAGGGACTCGAACCCCCGACCCTCTGATTACAAATCAGATGC